ACAAGAAAGGTAAAAGAGTCTTTTTCAGAGGTAATAGGTCTGTAGAAGATTTATTTAAGTTGCACCAATTTACTAAAGATATGGGTGAGGTGCATCAAAGGGTCAATCATGAGGGGGGGGTGTGCTCAGAATCTTGTGAAATGCTTTAGTTGCACCAACAAACTTTCAAATGAATCAAAAATCAACAAAAGGAATAAATATGAATATCAAACAACATCTTTTAGACAGCACTGAAAGCATTGCCAACTTGTTACCAGCTGTTGATGGTTATGCGACTTGCTATGAACTCTCACTCACACAAGAAGCTGCCCGAGCCGCTGCCGCGCTTCCTGCGCAGCAGGGCCGCACCGCCGCAACTACCCGCAAAATAGCTAGCAATTGCAGCACATGATCGACTACAATCTGTTTGATCAAACTTGGTCTGTGCTTAAAGATTTAGCCCTTAATCAGAATCTACGATCAGCGACGAAATTGGGTTCTGCAAGTAAATAATTTTGAGTTTATTTCTAATTCGGAACACTATTGTGACAAATGTGTTGTAATAGTGTTCCGAATTACAGTTTTATTGTGTATTATAGGTTTAGGAGGTGAGAGAGTGATGCAGACCTTGAGAGACATCAATTTAGAGTATGAACTTCTGACTCAGTATCAAAGTTTGAGCCTCTTATTCAAAGACACACTAGCTGACGATGCTGTGTACGCTAATCAGAAAGCCTCTTTAGCAAACTCTTTAGCCTCTCTGTTAGAGAAGATCACAAAACTCCAAAGTGAGGTGTACAGCTCTGAAAGAGTGAAACGATTGGAGTCAGTGCTGTTAAAAACACTTCAAACAACTAACAATGTAGAACTAACTGTGCAATTTTTGGAGAATTATGAAGCTGCTTTTAAAGAAACTTTTCAGCCCAACTAAGAAGACCATAAACGCAATCACTCCAGATGAGTTGGTTTTACTTGTAACTTCTCTACGAGTGCAAAAACGAGCAGCGGAAGGTGAGTTTGTACAAGTACCTTCAACGCAAGCCCTTGCATTATCTGAACTCTACATTGCCCAGCTTTCTGACAAGTATCACAATGTATTACCTTTAATCCAATACTTAGAGTTAACAACTGAAAGGAAACATCCATGAGTAACATCACTAAAGAAGAGTTAATCCGTCTCGTCGCAGAAAATTCTGATCAAACACTGGCAACCACTCAGGCGGTTTTGGATGCACTAAAACTCGTTGTCACTGGCTCCGTGTATAGGGGCGAGACAGTCTTCTGGCGAGGATTCTTCACTGCGAAACTGAAAACTGTTGAGGCTCGAGAATACTCCACACCCAAGGGAAAATTTACTTCGGAAGCGTGTGAGCGTCTGCATCTCAAAGCCTCATTGAGTGCTCTTCAGTGACATGCTGTTTAACTTTGACGACCATTTGGAGCGGTTGAAGGCAACTTTAACCCCCACACATACGACAAAGTCTGTAGCTGATTGGATTACCGCTCACACTTATTTGAACGGTGAACCTTTCAGCTTCAAAGATCATGAGTATCAACACCGCATTTTACAGTCTGAAGCCCCTCTGTTGGTGGTTCAAAAGTGTTCTCAGGTAGGTATCACAGAGTTGATTATTCGTCGGACATTGGCATTGATGGACATTATGCGTTCTTTCAGTGTTATCTACACGATGCCAACTGCTGGTTTTGCTGGTACTGCTGTAAAGACGCGTTTCGATCCTATCATTCAATCTAGCCCACGCCTAACTAGCCTTATCCACACGACAACTGACAACACCGAAATCAAACGATTCGCGGACAATTTTCTGTATATCAAGGGAACATACGGCAACAACCAAGCCATTTCAGTCCCCGCTGATATGATTGTTCATGATGAGTTTGATTTCTCTGATGCTCAAGTCATGTCTAACTTCCAGTCACGCTTAAAGCACTCCAAATACAAGTGGAAAGCCTTGTTTTCCACACCAACCGTCTCAGACTATGGCATCAACGCTGAATTTTCCGCTACCCGCAGACACTACAACTTTACTTGTTGCGAACACTGCGGGCATTGGTTTATCCCAGATTACTTTAAGCATGTGCGGATTCCAGATTTTAAGAATGACCTGACTCAGATTACTAAAGAAAACATCCACCAAACAAGGTGGCGTGAGGCACAACTTCATTGTCCAAAATGTGATCAAGTTCCAAGTCTTCAAGTTGAGCACCGAAACTGGGTATGTGAAAATCCAGATGAAAACCATGAAGGCGAGGGATTTCAAGTGTCACCCTTCGATGCGCCCAATGTGGTGACTATTCCCAGTCTTATCTTGAGCAGTACAAAGTATGACCGTAGAACCGACTTCATCAACTTTGACTTAGGATTGCCTGCAACAGACGCAGAATCTTCCTTACAAGACCAAGATATTGATCGTATGTTCGCCAATCACCTAGAGTCTGTCCCCACAACAGCTTGCGTTATTGGCGTTGACATGGGTGTTACCTGTCACTTAGTAGTTGCTAAAGTTGGAACAAATGACAGCATTCATGTGATTGAGTTAAGCACCTCACATTATTCTGACCTTGAGAGGTACCTAGATTTGCTGGTTAAGCAATACAGACCTGCTTCGATAGTGATGGATTCTCAACCCTACACAGAAACTGTTTATCGCTTACAACAAAGACATCACAACTTGTACGGTAGTGTTTATGTGCAGAACAAGAACTTGGAAACCTACACCATTAAAGACAGGGAAAGTAACGCGGAAAAAGGGTTGCTGGATGTGAGACAACTGAATGTTAATCGTGACTATGCTTTTGATGTTTTGATGTCTCAAATCCGCTCAGGGAAGGTTACAGCTGTCCAAGACGAGCAACAACATCGACTACGAACACATCTAAAAGATATGAAGAGAATTTTGGTCGACAGGTCTTATGGGAAAGTGTTTGCATGGAAAAAATCTAAGGACGGTGCAGACCATTTTCACCACGCGTTGCTGTATGCTATGATTGCAAAAGAGTTAACTCAGACTACACATACCCGCTTAATTGTACCTTTATTCATGGGTTCGTTTAAAGCTAAAAATTTGTAAAACTTGCCTTAGAAAATTTAATTAAATTTTTGTATATTTTACTGGAAAATTACACAAATAACATTTAATATCCCACCATAACTCTTTGATATGGTGGGATATGTTCAACAAATTCCGAACTAAGCAAGGCAAAAAATCTACAGGTCAAGCGTCAGTTTCTACTGAACTTGACCTAAAAGACTTGCTCACCTCGGATGCCTTGTTTGCAGCGTCACAGGTTGCTCCCGTTGCCCCTCCCAAAGTTCCAAACAAACAGACCAGTTACCCCAATTTCTGGTCTTCTATCAAAGCTGTCAAGACTGTTATGAGTCGTACTGATCGACGCATAGCCAATAAAGACATCACTTCCCTCCGTACAACTTCGCAAGAGACTAACCGTTTATTGCGCGAGTTGACAGCTGTCCACCCAGACTTGTCTTCCTCCAAAGATGCTTACCTGAGAACTGCCATCACTAAAAAGTACACTGCGGTGGCGTATCGTTTTGAAGATAGCACAGTGGATGTGGAGGCGACGAAAGTACTTCAACAGATTCTCGTGCGTTTCGACACCCTGCAAGATTACCAAAACGGGTTTGATTCAGCACCGTCCTTGCGTTCCGTCTCTGAAACCTTGGGTGAAGAGTTGCGTTTAGATGGTGCATGTGCTGTGGAGCTTGTTTTAGACAAGAATCGACTTCCATACCGTTTGCAGCCTGTATCTGTACCGAGCATCGTATTCTATCAAGACGGTTTAACTGTGAAACCGAAACAATTGATTGGGGATAAAGAGATTGATCTCGACATACCTACTTTCTTTTATGTTTCTTTAGATCAACGCCTTGATACGACTTACTCCGCTTCACCGATGGAGGCTGCAATTCAACCAACCCTGTTTGCACAGGAGTTTATGAACGACCTACGACAAGTCGTGCGTAGGGCTATTCACCCGCGTATCAGGGTCTCACTGGACACTGATGCAGTGCGAGCAGGCATTCCTCCTGAGTTCCTTGGGATTCAGGAGGATGGTAGGGATGGATTCTCGAAGTACATGGATGGTCTGTCAGCACACATGAACGATGTCATTGGACGACTGGAACCAGATGATGCTTTGGTGGTTAGTGATACAGCAACTGTAGATTATATGACAGGTGGAAACACTTCTCTGGACGCTGAGTACAAGGTTCTGCAAGGGATTATGGACTCGAAGATGGCAACAGGGGCAAAGGTTCTACCTTCGATTTTGGGACACTCCGCAGGGTCAGCAAATATTGCATCTACAGAGTCTTTACTGTTCCTGAAAAACGCCGAAGGGGCTGTTCAGTGCAAGCTAAACGAGCTGTACAGCAAAGTTCTTACCTTAGCTGTGCGTTTATACGGGTTTGATGTTTATGTCAAATTCAATTATGCAGAGATTGACCTGCGTCCAGAAAGTGAGTTGGTTGCGTTCCGTGCGATGCGTCAAGCAATGGTGTTAGAGCAACTGTCGTTAGGGTTGATTACAGACGAAGAAGCCTCCCTTGAGTTGGTTAACCGTCTCCCGCACGCGGGTGCACCAAGGTTGTCTGGTACGAATTTTAAGAACACAGGCACGGCTGATGTAAACGGCAATGCAAACATGTACTCCAACACTTCCACTGGTGGGGGTGGTGGTGCTTTAAACCAAGCGACCAAACCCACTACACCTCAACAAACCAAAACCTAAGGAGCTAGACAATGGCTGATACTAAAGTACAAAAAACTGAAACTGACTCAATGATGAAAATCCCGCGAGTAATTCACCCTGTTCCTGAATCATGGGCAAATTACTTCTCCACGCTACGACCAACAAAGGCAGATGAGCTCCAATTTAAATTACTTGCAGCACAAGCTGCTACGAACCTAGATGCGGA